CGAATTGTGCGCTTCAGATTGGCGCGGTCGCAATTTAATTCCCTTGCCGCTCCTGTGATTGATCCCGCCTTAAGATAGGCTCGGACAATCGCCTCTTGCTTCTCGGTCATGCTTCCTATTTATGCGCATCGCAATTTACTGTCAATACGCTAACAGTCAGATCTAATTACTTCACTTGAGATGAGCCGAAGTAAAATCCGACGATGGCGAGTGCAGTCTGGCGGATCTCCGGCAGGATAACGAATCCCTGCACGGTTTCCCATCTGACGCTCTTAAATAGCCCTAGGAAGCCGTTTGATTGATGCTGTATGCTAATACCTACGTCAGTGAATGCAAAGATGAATGGAGCGACTACGATCGCAAACATTGTGCATACGACTAGAAAACGGCGGACAAGTACTCCACCCTCGCGTTGAGCAGCCCGGTCAGCGGAGTCATCCGCAGCCGCCTGCTTAGCAATCATACGTTCAAAGATTGCCGCCTGACTCTGCATCTGAGTAGCGATCAGTTTCATTACGAAACCGCTCACACCTCCGCCGAGCATAGCTATCAGTTCAGTTGTCATTTCTTTTTAATGATATGATGATACGCCAGTGCCAAAGATCCAATGGCTCCGCAGATCTTAACAACAATACTAGCGACGATATGAAAGTCCTCGAGATTCCAAGCGGTAAGCTCCGCAAGGAATACCATTCCCCAGATTTTGAAATGACCCATTATTTGCTCGTTCATTATACTTCGTCACTTTCTAATGGAGCATAGCTTTCAAACACTGCGTTCTCCTCGTAGTCATCGAGGTCATAGTCCCGTACGTCCAATGCCCACTTGCCATCAGCCGTAGGCGCTGGAGCCGTCAGCCAGCGTGTGCCTTTGCCTTCAGTCCAGTAAGAGAAGTTCAAGTACTTGCCCTCCTCGTCAGCGCGAGCAATGGCTCCTTGTTCGGTTTCGTAGATTAGGTACATAATTAAGATATGGTGATGCCGTACTGGTTGGCGATGTTTGCCTCAATGGCGGGACGATTGGAGGACTGGTCGGAGTTGTAATAAACAATCTCAGTGAAGTAGAAATTACCCACCGCATTAGAAAGTAAGTGACCAAGCTGGTCCTCGTGATTTGTTGATAGTGTGGGGTTGGCATCCAGAGTCACTGTAGCACTTCCAACTTGAGTACCATCCTGATAAACAGTGTGAGTTCCTCCTGATGTATCATCTGTAATACTTGAATAAACTGAAACTTGGTCTGAGTTTGCGGCAGTAACATAAATTCCCCCAAGACTGTCGACTGAAAATACGATAGCTTGATTTTGGTCTTTAAATATAAGAGGTCTTCGGCGTCTTTCTTCATCCGCAGTCGAACTCATAATTTCCAACAGTCGACTTGAATCTCCTGAAGTCATTTGGTTATCTGCAACAAAGAATAGTGATTGCTGCCCATCAGCAGATAGACTAGTTATTCCGTGAATCATTTTGTTAGACGCACCAAACTTAATTGATGGTGAGGCAGTACCATTGATGTTTCTGGTGACTAAAGCACCGCTATCCACAATCTTTGGCTGACTTGAAGCACTTATCTGCACCGCGTCATTACCACTACCGCTCTGGTCGTACCAAGTCTGCACGAATCCGTTGACTGTATCGTTAGCAGCAGGGATGTCAGTAATGCCGTAGGTCTCACCGATGTTTGCCTCAATGGCTGTACGGTTGTCGGATTGGTCGGAAAGATAAAATATCATCTCTTTCACTGCACCCATAAATGGATTTCCAGAGGGACTAATAACTTCATCCGAGTTCACCGTGCTATCTACAGAACCGAAGTCAACGGATTCATTCATACGATGGTTAACTTCTCCGAAACCATTTACATTCGCCCTGCAAAGCGAGTTTGAATCAATAGTAGTTGTGAACACTTTGTACTCATCGTTACCGAACGAGTCGTTGGTGATGAAGGTCTTGGTGTCCCCCTCCGCATCTTTAGCGTAGAACTGGTATCTTCCGTTAGCTTGCCACTGAATTAGGTGGCGAGACCCTGATGGGCTATTCTGCAACAGTGTTTGTTTACTTGTGGTATCAGTTGAGTCAACTCTTGCTACAACGATGGACGCAAACCCAGAATCCGCTGGGTCAATATCTAACTCAAAGTGAGCGTTAAGTTTATCGTTGCTTTCATCAAAATCAATTTCACCAAGGTAAGTGCCATTACGGACAATCGTTGGTTGGAATACGTCAGCGTGCATTGTAAGCATACCGCCACGACCAAGTGGGTCATACCAGCCGCCATCAAAGCTTTCAAAGTCAGGAGTTCCACTGCCCTCAACAGCTACCCATTCGTTGGAAACATCGAATGGATACGTTGTATCAACGGTTGAGTAATAGTAAACGGTTGAGCTATCCTTGAACTCCCAGCGCGTCCCATTCCAGTTAAGGGTGCGGTTAACGTCATCCGCGTGAGTAAAGGCTACCTTGCCATTAACGTCAGCAACCTTATCCCACTCACCATTCATTATGTCGTTACTGCGCTCAACTAAGAAACCAGTAATGTTCTGTGGGTCATCCGTACGAGATTCGGTTTGGTCGTACCAAGTCTTGACTGTACCATCCCGCGAGAAGGCTGCTAGGGAAATGTCGTAGTGATTAGCGATGTTCTCCTCAATGGCTCTGCGCTTGTCTGACTGGTCGGAGTCGTAGATAATGAACTCTTTGAGAGTACCATCGTAAAAATTTCCAGAAGACTCAGACTTTCCTATGGTCGATGTTTGTGCAATCGCCTTACTCCCTACATCTCCCGTAGGACCTACATTTCCATTTTTAGAAACAAAAGAACTTGAACCATTGTAGAACGCAGAGATTAAATTCTCGTTAGTGTCTATGGATGCTCCAGTATCAAAAGACCCAGTAGTATAAATTCTGTAATATCCATTGTCGGCATTGACATCCAGCAAAGTTCTTTGACCCGTGCTTCCTTCTTCATCAAAGAATTCATTGTACTCATCGGCAGTAGTGTCTGACTTATGCACCATAAAGATGCTATTTGGCTGACTAAGATTGGAACCGAAATCAATAGAAAATGAATGATTAGTTCCGTCAAAGTCAATACCATCAGTAAGCAGATTACCGCCCTCAACAATCGTAGGCTGCTTTGCAGTATCCGTCTGCACTGCGTGATTGTCGCTGCCTGATTGGTCGTACCAAGTTTTGACGTGTCCGTTGGCTTGGGTCTGGGTCAGCGTAATGTTAGTTATGGAAACGTCAGCTACTGCTGCCGCCGCAGCCTTTATAACTACTTGATACAGAGCCGATGAGTCGTTCGTAATGGATATTGAATTGGCTCCCTCTGTTACCTGAGTATATACATAATTTGGACCATTAGATAATATCTGAATGCCTGTTAGTGACCCGCTACTTAATGTTACGTCAAAAGTTAGCTGGAATGTGGTATTTTCGATTATATCAGAAAGTGGAGCAAACCTTTTATAACCATCCGTACCTTCATTGTTTACCGAGAAGTCAAAGCTTGTTGCTGTCTCGTTGCTGACATTTCCAATAAGACCCCCAGACTCTGCCTGTAAATCCAGCTTATCAATATCCGTATTCACCCAATCCTCCAGCGTACCATCAGCAACCTCGGATGCAGTAAATGCTTGGACTGCGTCATCGCTTGAACGGCGTACCTCAACCACATTGCCAGTGTAGCTTGAGCTAAGGTTCCGCAAGGAGTAAGCTGCTGCTGCCCCTGTAGCTTGGTCAAGGGGAAGCTCGTTGACGGTGCTTTTGTAGACCTTGAGGTTGGAGATTGTTACGTCAAACTTGCTATCTGGTCCGCTGGTAAAGAAAATATCTGGAATGGAACCAAATGCGTTGTCAACGGTTTCCAATATATGCGAATTAAACCCTTCACTGAGCTGTTTAATATCAGACCCACCAGATTGGGATTCATCCCTTCCATATAAAGAAAGTGAAGCCGCCGTGCCGCCATTATTAATTGTACCACTATTAACCGTTACATCGAATGTAACTAGGTTTTTTCCAACTCTAAGGTCTTGCGAATTAACCAAGCGAATTTGCTGCCAGCTTGCACTTTCGGAGTCAGCATTGTTACTTATTATTTGAAAGTTTTGATTATCAGTAGGAATCAAATCCCAGTATGGCTCATCTCTAAGCGTCTTAGTACTGGGTGTATAAAGTTCCCAACCTTCGACCCACTTCTCCATCGTACCGTCAGTAACCTCGGCAGCGGTAAAGCCCTCGGTCTCTCCGTCCACGTTACGGCGTACCTCTACAACGTCACCAGTGAAGTCATCCTTCAGTTTACGCAGGGAGTAAGCGGCGGCTGCTTCAATCAAAGCACCATCGCGCTCACCTGTATTCGTGTCCAGTTCCCGAAGGTCAAGCGGCAGCGTAGGCTGCTCATTGACCCAGCGAGCCATCGTCCCGTCACTGACTTCAACAGATGAAAAGTCGCGCTCTGTATTGTCGCTATCCCGGCGAACGCGAACAACTCTGCTCCCATCATCCCAGCTTTTAAGCCTGCGCAGCGAATAAGCTGCTGCTGCGCCCTCAAATTGATTGAGAAGCGGCGTCTTAACGCCAGACAGCGCGACCGGAGTCACAACGCTGCTGACTACGTTGGAAACTTGATTGGAGCCAGTCATTGGGCCTTACTGAAGCTTGGATGTCTTGAGGATGCCAGTGATGACAATGTTAATGTCTGGGGAAGTCGCGCCAGATAGCGTTAAACGCAAATCCGCTTTTCCGACCTCAACATTAAGCGCACCATCTGCGGTGATTGTCGCTGCATCTCCAAGTGCATTGGTAGCGGCGAACCATGTAGTGCCGTTATCGTAGCTTAATTCAAACGCCAGGCTGCCACCGCCGAAGGTTCCGAATGCGCCAACATTCAATTTTCCTTTAATTGGTAGCGTACCAGTCGAGCCGTTACTTGTGAGATTGTATGTTTGAGCCATGTTGATATTTTTATGTGATTGCTGTTAAATTGTCAATGCAAAGCATTGTCAGTTATTAGTGCTGATTGGTTGCGTACCAATTAAATCCGTCACAAGCAAGCACCCAGCCGCCATATTCATTTTGATGGATATTTTCATCTGAATTGCTATTTAAGTGAATGTTTTGATTTGGCGTACCTTCTGCGTTCTCGATTGTTAATCTGTTTGATGTCGATGTTTTTACTACACTGAGCAACTGACCCTCGACGCCGCCAACTAGACCTCCGATTGTTATATTATTGCCGGATGTGTCGCACAGCAGAATGCTTTTGCCTGCAACATTCAGATTGTCGATAGGGCCAGTCGCAGTAACGTCCAATGCTGTGCGATGCTTTGCGACTGTAACGCCCAGATCAGACGTTGTGAGCGCTTGTGGCACTTGTGCTGCTGCTGCCGCGAATGCTGTGCTGGCGCTCGCATATAATTGTACATCCTGCTGCGCAACAACTACATCATTGATCTTAATTTCAAGATATGCCGCCAGACTGCTTTTGTCGCCAAGCGCCTGGATAACTCTGGAGTTATTTGCGCTAAGTGTTGCGCTCCAGCCGTTGGCGACTTGGCTCCATGTGTCCTGGAAAATGAGTGGCTGCGCCGAAAGCTCGATTACTTGCTGCTCACGCGATGTAGTGCTGCCAGCGATTAGCTCTGAGCCAATAACTGACGATTCCGGCGACAAATCGATGCTTGTGCCAGATAGCGTTGTTTGATTGCCGGTAAATGTATATGCGACGACATAACAGCCCTCGCCTTTCTTTGTAACCTCGACCAGTGTGCCGTTTGGCCCCGTGTTGCTGTTCAGCGCATTCAGCGCAGCTTCAACGGTCGCCGAGCTTGCATCGTATGCGATCGCTGCGGTGGTGTCAGTGCCGTCGGTCAGCGTGAATGTGCCTTGCGTTGGCTTCGCGTTGCGCGCTGACAAAGAAACTTTTACAGATACGCCAGCAGAGCCACTGCGAGCGTCATAAGTTCCATCTGGATCGATTAAATACAGATTAAAGTTCTGCTCTGCGCCCTGCACAAATTCGCGCACCTGTGCTGGAGTTTGCGGCTGATTAAGTCCTGCGACGATTGCCTTGCTAATGCTTTGCGGCTCGCTGTTTACATAAATGTGAATGCTCATGATGTTTTATTTGTTAAATTTACCCTCCTAGCGCTCTTACTCTGGCTTCAAGTTGCTGAATCCGATCATTATAGTCTGGCACGTTTATTGTCATGCCATCAGATGATTTTTCAATATATGGCGAAGAGTCTGGCACGGTGGTCATTCTTATTCTGCTCAAAGTGTTTACCTTGTCGATTAGTTGATTTATAATCGACAATCTTTTCGCCCATCCTGCTTTTGTTAGTTTGCTTATCATTGTGCTTTCACTCTTATGGTTTTTTTCTCAAAAATATTTCCTTTGTAATGCCTAACATTACTCTCAACGATCAATTCTGTGCCATTTGCAATGTAATTGCGATAAACACTGCGACTTGGATCTGTTCCAGGAAAAGTTATGGAACGAGTTAAATTATTACAAACATAATTTACCTTGCCTCCAGTAACTCCGCCTGCACCTAAATCGTAATACCATGTGCTTGGTGATATATACTTTGAACCCCAATTTGATAAAAGTGTTATACTAAAAACAGAGTCAGGATTTACATCAGTGCCATTACTTGTGCTGATATGATAACTGTAACTAACTTTAGCGGTTACTGTTTTTGAAATCGATTTCCTGTAAACATTCGGCGCTTGATAGTAATTTATACTATCTGAAAAGCTGTCAAACCATCCTCTAAACTCCGGGAAAGTGTATGTGTATGAGCTTTCCATATATGTCACATCGACTGGCTTTGTACCGAATGTTCTGGTAAATGTAATCAATTCACCTTCATCTGATGAAAAGTTTTCGTCGCCTAAAAAATAAGCATTTGCATTTGCTGTAAATGGCAACTCGGTCAATCCGGCATTTGCTGCTGTATCCATTACTGCTGTAAATGCTGGCGCAGAATAATTCTCGCGCTTGCAACTGCATTTTATCTTGTACTCAACTGTGGTATTATCCAATCGCTCTGAAAATGGATATTCAACCCAGGCATCTGTTGGCACGATTGCGGCAGCAGCCGTTGCATCTGATTCGTATGGAATGCTCATTGTGCTTTAACGTAAATGTTCTTTTTTACAAAAATATTTCCCTTGTAATGCTCAATATCACTTTCTGCCAAAAGAAAAGTCCCACTGTTTACATATCCTTGATATGTGGTTCTGCTGGGATTTGTCCCATAAAAATTAGCGTATGAGACGCCTGTGCTATTTGCAACATAATCAACATTATCAACGTATGGTATAGATGGGAAATAACTTGCGCTACCTATTGTAAAAAAGCCAGATGATGCATATTGATCTATTTTGAATAATTGATCTGGCGATAAGCCTAATCCCTTATCTGTTCTGTAATAATATGTATAAACAAATTTAGCTGTGGCTGATTTTGTTTGCGGTGGCCTAGCATTATGAACAGGCTTTGCGTTTCTAAAATTTATAAAAAATTTAATTTCACTTGGAACGCCACTGCCTGAATCCCAAAAGGCACGATAGCCAGGAAACGTGTAATCATAGCTCTGCTCGGCCAAAGTTCTAGTCTGTGGGACTGCGCCAAATGTGCGCAAAAATGTAGTTGTGCCTCCCTCTCCGGAAGAAAAATTAGAATCGCCGAGAAAGTATGCATTTGAATCAGCAGTAAATGGCAAATCGATCAATTTAGCTGCTGCTGCGCTGCTCATTGTGTCGCTGTATGCTGGCGACTCGTAATCTTCATTCCTACAGTTGCATCGGATCTTGTATTCCTTCGTCACAAGATCGTTTTGATCCTCAAATGGATATTCCACCCAGGCATCAACTGCTCTGATGTCTGCCCATTTGGTTGCGTCTGAATAATAAGGTAAAGTCATCGGGTCATTTCTCTTTCAATGCTTTTGAGTGATCCGTTCATTTGATTCAGTACATCAAGCTGCTGATTCTTTATTGCCTCCTTGCCTGTAGCGGTTGGCGTAGCTGCAACAGTGGGCTGGAAGTCTTTTATGAAGTCGTAATATTTACTTGTCGCTGGAGTAAGACCAGCAGCAACGGCTGCCATGTACGCCGGATCAGAGCTTGGATCTGCGTTGTCAGTTGCGCCAGTTGCTGCTTTCTTTTTTGCCTCCTTGCCTGTAGCGGTTGGCGTAGCTGCAACAGTGGGCTGAAAGTCTTTTATAAAGTCGTAATATTTACTAGTAGCTGGAGTAAGCCCAGCAGCAACGGCTGCCATATACGCCGGATCGGAGCTTGGATCTGCGTTGGCAGTTGCGCCAGTTGCTGCTTTCTTTTTCGATTCTTCAGATTCTTTTGAAGCCTCTTTGTTTTTCTTCTTTTGCGAATCAACTGCTTTAGTTGTCTTTTTAACTTCACCAGTAAGTTGCCCGGCTAGCTCAATTTGCTCCTTAAGGCTCTGCAAATATTCATTCGCGGCATTCGCTCTTGTCGGATCTGCAACTGCATCAGTGACTTGACTTTCAGCATCAGCCAATTGATTAGCTGCATCGCGCGCCTCTTGATTTGCTGCAACTCTTGCATCAACACTCGCCTTGAGTAACTTTGCTTCTTCTTCGATTTGCTTTTTGCGACCGAAGAATTGAAGTCTGTTTTCGCGTCTTAGTTTCTGCTCTGCTGCTTCTCGGAACCCGCCAAGCTCATCCTCTTCTGGCCGTCCAAAAACTGCTGCGCCAACTTCAGTGCCGACAATCTCCATTCGCTTTTGCGTGAACTTTAAAAGCAACGCCATTGCTTTAACTAGCTTCACAACAGCAGGCAGCGATGTTTCGCCAATCTCTGCTCCGAGATCCTTCAATTCAGCAATTAAAAATTTGATGCTGTTTGCTGCACTGTCTGCTGTAGCGGCTGCATCTCCATTCGCAACGCCCATCTGCTTAATAAGCAAACTCTGCACCGCAATCGCTTTTTGAGATGCGTTCAGTTTTTCAGTGCCATCTGCGATTCCTAAATTGAATGCTTCTTGCTCAACCATTGCCTGGTTTAAGACAATGCCAAGCTGCTTCATTGGCTCAAACTCGCCACTGATAGCAGAGCGTAATTTAAGGAACGCTTCCTCTGGCTTTAGGTTGTGAAAACTAGCAATGTCTCCAGCAATCTTCACCATGTTGACGGAGAACTCACCGGCGGCCTCAGAATTAAGCCCAAATGATTGAGCCATTTGACCAAATGTTGCCAGCGCATCCTGCATCTCTTTAGTTGATGCAGGAATTGTTTCTTTAAGCTGATTTAGCTTCTCATTCATCTGATCGGTTGCCGGGCCGAATACTGCTTGAAACTTTGACGCTGTTTCTGCTGCCGATGTGCCAAGTGAGATGATGTTTTTTACAAGACCAATGCTGGCAAAAGTTGCGCCAAGTTTTAAAAATTGACTTGTTGCGCCATCAACAAAGTTTTTTACAGAGTGCTGCGATTTTTTAATGCCCTTGCGGAATCCGCTTGAGTCGAGATCAATGTCTGCCTGGATGTCTGCTCTAGCCATTTGCTTCTGCCTTTGCTCTTAAATGTTTACTCTTTATGTCCCGCAGCACTTTTGGCTCAAGGATCTTGTAATTTGGAATTGTAGAAAGTCGGATTGATTTTTGCAACGCGAAGATTTGACGCATTGGCATTTTTGCCACCATTTGCGGATGCATGCCGTAGCGAGCGCCAATCTCATCAAGCGCTGTCACAATGCCCTCGACTTCTGCGATCTTAAAGTTTCTCGTATTACTGCCATTCGCGGCCTCTGGCATCTCGTCAAAAGCGCATTCAATGTGCGCCAAGATCGCATGGATTAGCTGTGCGCTCTTGTTGCTGGATTTGAATGCTCTCCATAGCTTAAACTCCAAAGCGGCTTTCTGGAGCATATTGAGCGGGAATTTGACGCTCACACGTTGCAGATACTGGAGTATTGCATCGTAGCTCGGATTGCCGTTCAGCATGCCGTTGTTCTTGCATCGCAAATCAATCCACGCCTCTGCTGTCATATGGTAAACTTTTATGCCGCAGATATTCGCAAAAAGACCCTGACTCGAAAACGCCCAAAGCCGAGCTTCCTCGATCTCGGCTTTCTTTTTCTGATACTGGTCGAAATAACTCATTTACGAAAAAGCCCCACCCGCTTGGGGCAGGTGAGGCTTAACTATGTTAGAACAATATACTACAACTAAACGGATTTTTTCTTTGAAACTTTCTTTTCTACAGGCTCCGCAAATTGATTATCAATAAGCCATTGAGCGCAGAGATCGCCGACATCCACAGTGTCGCCGGCTTTTGCCGGTTCGCCGCGTATGGATTTATCAACTGTTAAAATGACTTTCATTAACTTTGATAGGTCTTAAGCACTGCGCGCATCGAGAAAGTTGTCATCTCGTCAACGCTGCGATTTGCGGCAGTGTCGAGAACGACCAAAGTACTCGCTGTACCGCTTTGATCGTAATCGTATGTAAACTCATCGCCGTCTGGTGGATTGGCAGTCGTTGTTGCTTCTTTCTGAAGCTCAAACTCGACGATCACTTGATCGCTGCCTTTGCGGATCATGAAGTCGCTGCGATCGCCGGTGCTAGTCGTGCGGCTGATAACGCGGTTCTCGGTCGCTGTTGCGTTGCTGATCGAGTTGACGACATATGTAACCGAGTTAATAGTTACATCAGTAAAGCCTTGTGGCTGGTTTGCTACGGAATTGTATGGAAGTGACATTGTAAGTAAAAATTAGAGATTGCCTTGTTCTTTTATCATGACGCTGGGAACGCATTTGTCAATATATCAAATTGACCTGTGTATGTCAGAGTTGTCTCGTCATAATCGCTGTCATTGTCACTAACTTCTCGCCGAGTGCCTGCTGGAGTCAGTGTATTGATTTCATAAAATGGCAAATAACTATCCATTGCGCCCTTTGCATTGCCAACTGATAACCAGCGCCGGCACATCGCAACAATCTCCTGATGGCGAGTTTTTATGTCAGCATTTTGACTCGCCTCGCCATCGCGCTCTGTGCGAATTACGAAATCAACACTGAAATCATACTGGCTGTACTCAGATGCTCCGCTTGGTTTATGGATCGCCTTATCTGTAGCGGCGCCAAGCTCCACCATAACTGAAATGAAATCTTCAGGCAAAGTCTGCGGCTCATTCGCGCTTTGTAGCTCCAATATCTTAGCAGCAAAGAACTGCTGCCACCCGGACTCCAGATTTCCTTCAAAATTAAATACTTGTTCTTCGCTGTTTGCTGCCATGATTCCGATTCAATAGTTTTTATGTTAATTGTCAACGTACCCTAAATCCCGATTTCTTTGCATTGGCTCGCACCATTGCTTTCATGCGCTTCTCCATGGCGACCAATCTAAAGCGCTGCAAAAAGTTGAGTTTACTAAAAACATGCTGCAAGCCTGCTGCGCTGGCGCGAATGACAGCGCGCGGACCTTTACTTGTGCGCATCATGTGTCCGGATGACGATGCCTTGCCCATGTTTCTGCTTATCCAGCCAGGCACTTTTTGTCTCGGATTGATGCCAACCATTGCTTTTGCGATCGATGCTTTAGCGCTGCCAACATTCTTTTTTTCTTCTTTGAAATATTTAGCCAGGATCTTCTCGGACACCCACAAGCGATCTTCATATTTCAGCGATCGCGTTCTGCCATTGTTGCGCATGTTCAAAAGATGAAATCTACGGATCTCATTTATTGATAATGCAATGCCGGCGCCTGTCTGCGTTCTGCCCTTGTAAATTTTGCCTCTGCCAAATGTAGCGAATGCCCATTGTATGACCTGCGGCTCTTGTATGACAAATATTTGACGCAAATCATTCCACATCGCCCATTCACCCTGCTTCCGATCAGCAACGCTGCCGATAGATGCTTTTCTCAGATTGATTTTACCGCCAACCATCGGCGGCGTAGCTTTTGCAATGTCGCGAGCATACAAAGCGCCCTGCTCTTTAATAAATTCGTATTCATCAATCTTGGCGCGCTTTGCCATCTTGCGCATTTTTGACTGAAACACGCCATCATCAATTTTTACAGTTTTTGATTTATTCGCCACGGCTTTCCTTGCCCATGCGCTTTACTTTGAATGTGTAGTGCTTGGTGCTTGAATCGAATGATAATATCTTAAAGCGCGCTCCATCGCTGATGCGCTTAATTTTAATGCCTGTATAAATCTTGTTTGGCAAATCGTCGGACGGGAAAACGACTTCAGCAGTCGCCTCTTCAGTGTCGCCGTAAATAGCGCGAGCGACATCCATCTCAAGCTCCTCCATGATGCCATTAACTGTGGAGCCTAGAATCAAAAATGGCTCTCCGATAATGCCAGCAGTTTTTTCGATCGATCGCGCAATAAATGAATCAAAGTTACTCATGCTGTGATATTGTCTTGTTTTGTATGTATTTGCAATACGCAAAAAGCGCCACAGCCTAGACCATGACGCTTTAGTGTTACTCGGAAATCAATGTTAATTGATCGCCTTTTTCTTCGCTGCTTTCTTAGCGACCTTTTTGACCGGCTCTTTTGGCTGGTCTTGCTTGATTACTTTTTTTCGCTTATCGAGAAAGCCTTTGCGAATGTAAATGACCTCGCCTGGCTCAGTGCATCCCTTATAAGCGATTAAACACTCGTTGGCATCTTCTGAGCATACAAGAACCTTTAATTCGCCCTCTGGGCTTTTATGGATCGTGACTGATGGTTTTAGCATAATAAATAAAAAGTAAAGGCAGCCACCCATAAGGATGGCTGCCAGTTAAGATTAAGCGGATGTAACGCGAACACCGAAGTCTTGTCCTGCGGCTACGCCGTAGAGCAGACCAAGTGAGTATTTAAGCTCACCGGCGTTCTTGTCGTACCAGCGGCGCCATTGAAGTGGCAGACCAAGGCCTGGAACTTCGATGTCAACGATTTCGCCACCATTTTCAACGAAGCCTTCAGCATCCACGCGACGACCTGCGAACAGGAGCGAACTGCGGTGGAAAGCAAATGCAGCGAGATTTTCGCTGTTTGCATCGCACTGATCGGACTCAAACAGGTCGAACTTGTTGACGCGAGGCGCGATGCCTTCGGTCTTTTCGCTGATAACACCAGGCATTTCTGCGTCATTCAGAGTCTTGAGGATCGAACCATAGTAGGTTGGATTCATGAACACTGCGCGGCCGCTCTTTGGTGCGCTCTTAGTGGCTGTAAGCGTTGCACCCAGATCGATCAGATCATCGCGGTCAAAGTTGGCCGCAGTGATTGTGCTGCTGGTTGCAAAGTTTGCAGCGGTTACGAGATTCCAAACGTCACCGAAGATCTTGTCGCCAATTGCATTAAGCGCAGGCTCCAGGAACAGGTCGTTAAGACGGATGGATGATTTAGAACGCTCGACGTCCTTGAAGCCGTAAACGAAGCCGTAGAAAGTATCCAGAGTTACGGTCTTCGCAGTCATTGCTGTATTCTGCGAAGTGTAGCCGCTGGACAAGTCAACAGCAGTTGGCTTGGTGGCGTAGCGTGTAGTTACTGATGCACCCTCTGAGGACACTTCACTGGAAAAGTCAGTGACAAGTGCCGACAATGGCTGCAACAACGATGTCAGCGCAGGAAGTGATTCCTCCGCGATTTGTGCTAGGTTAGCACCGGCGATGGTATTTGTTGCCATATTATTTTATTTTTGGTTGTTGATGTTGGAGGTTAAACTGGAAGTCGATGCTTGTTAGCGATGTGCCATGCATGCTTTTCGCCCGGCTCCTGGCTGTTGTATTCCTGCCAGTAAGCTTCGGTCGATGAGAACACTTCAACATGATTCTCGTTATCAGTCGCAACAGGATTGACAGTGTTTTGCATCATGATTTCAGCCGCTTTGGCTGCAATCAAATCCGCACCTGCCATCTTAGCTTCTGCAAGTTCCTTGTCATGAGTCTCGCTCATTTGCTCAATTTGCACGTTAAGCGCTTGATTGTCAGATTGCAATGCGGAGATCTCGACTGCGTTTTCAGCAAGCTGATTCGCGCTCGATTCGATCTCTGAGTTCAACTCTTTAATCTCGCATTCAAAGCCTTCTTTCATTTCGCCAAGCTCTTTGTCGTATTTAGCGGAAATGCTGGCGACGATTTTCTCGACCGGAAGTGCTTTATCAATTTTCTCAAGCGCTGCATTCATGTCACCGATAGATGCTGCGGCTGCAATGCCACCTTCGATCTCATCGATAAATTCTGCTGCAAGTGCTTCCTCGGCAGTCAGCCATGTTTCTGCGTCCATAAGCTGAACAAGCTCCTCGCCGGAGTATCCGCTGCGACCGTAAGCATTTACGATGTTGAGCTTCATCTTGTCCATCAGATCTGCGTCTTTGCGAAGCTGATCGCTGTCGCCGACTGATACAGTCCATGGATTGTGAATCATTAGAAACGCATTTGCTGCCATGCGAATTTCATCGCCTGCCATTGCGATTACAGATGCCATCGATGCAGCGATGCCGTCGATGTGAGTAACCACTTTAGCGCCATGGCGCTTTAGCACGTTATAAATTACATTGCCCTCGATTATCGATCCACCTGGCGAGTTGATGCGCAGGTTGATTTGCTCGATTTCTCCGAGCGAGTCGAGTTCATCGATGAAGGATTGTGCGCTGACGCCAAATCCTCCGATTTCATCGTAAATGAAAACATCCGCAGAAGCGGTCGCATTGCCCTCGGCGTCCTTGGTTGTTTCCATTGCATACCAGTTATTCTCCGGTTTGTGTTTCATCTTCAGTTTCTGTTTCTGTTTGTATTAGTACTTCCGAATCGCCCGGTTTTGATATGGTTCCCAGTTCGATCGGATCGATTTCAAATTCTGCTGCAATTTCTTTCTTCAGCTTAATATTTGCAGCGCGCGTTCTCAAAACAGTCTCGTAGTCTGCTCCGCGCGCCTGCACAATAGCATCCTCTGTAATTAGGCCAGCACGTAGATCGTTAAGATCAGCAGCGCGGACTCGGCCCTCATCGACTGTAAAGTGAGGCGGCTTTGTGAATGATATTTTATACCAGTCCTCTGGTAAATCATAAGTTCCCATCTTGGCGCGCTTTGCGATCACATAAAGCGCTGCGCGATGCCATGCTGTGTAAATGTCCTCACAGCGAGCTTGTATTGATTTATTGACATCAGACACAACAGCGCGAACGCCGGCGCCTCCAATAGCTGAAGAATCAAGCATTTCGCGTCTCCAGCCCAATGCGTAAAACGCAGATGACTCAATCATCTTTGTAAAGTTGAGCCACTGATCGGATGGACGCGCAGAAGTATGCGCCTGCAAGCTGCCACCGTTTTTGATGTAGCGAATAAGCCCGGAATCAAAAAGTTGAGTCTGCAATCTTCCATCGCCTCCAGGATTAGGATTCACAACGAAGTTGCCAGAGTCAACTGTACCAGTCTCATTGGATTCAATAAGCGAAAGCGCGCTGTTCACTTTCTGACTGATCTTCTCGCTGTCTCGAGTCTCACTCAGATCGTACCAATCGAGAATGCCAGCAGCAACTGTGGGCTGGCCGCGAGTTTGGCTGAACCATTCAATGTTTGCCACATGAATGACGCCATTTGCTGGCACATCCTGATAGCCTCGCTCTTTTGATTCGTCTTTGATGCGAAACGCAACTGGCTGCATAAGCGGATCAACGATCACACCTGCGTAAATGCGGCGCCCACTGTAAGGGCCGTCTGTAATTAAATTGTCTTGATTAAGCTTTTCGTCGCAGTTGCCAATTCTATGCGATTCGATGAATTGTAATTTTGGAAAGCCCGTTTCTTTATCCTCTGTCAGAAGAATTAAAAAGTCACCATCGACATCAATCGTTTTTGATGCAAGCCATACATTTTTGCGAAATGAAAAACCTCGTCCGCGAGTATCAAGCATGCGGTCGATCTTCTGAAAGTCTTCCTCGACGGCTTTAGCAAATTCTTTATTTGCTGAATGACTCTTTAAGCGCCATGAGTTTCCGAAAACATAATTCGCTTTCTGGTTTACCGCTCCAGATACAGTCGAGAATGCTTGATAGATGTAACGAGAATCGCCCAGCAGCATCTTGTGCCGATTCTCTTTCATAATCTCCGCAATATCGCGAGCAAGTTTACCGCGACCGAATCTGCGCTGATCGTCAGCGCCACCTGGATAAAACTCGTTAGTGCCGCCGCGACTCCAGAAAGAGCGCCAGCCATCTTTTACTTTCTTTGGAAATAAATTGATCGAACTGACTGCCATTAGTATCTGCTCCCAGAATTGTGTGCGAACCGCGCCTTCGCAACATTAGTAACTTGATTATTGCTGTCTAGGACAAAGCTCTGCAGCTCGTCCTCGGTCATTTGACCGCCGCTGGCGCCTCCAGTCATCAGTTGCTTGTAGCAAAGACGCAATGTTGACATGAAATCAGTGACGCTCCAGTTGTCTGGCAATTCGTATTGAAACGTCTTGCCCGCAACAGTGGCCTGCACCATTCTGGCGCCGCCCTCGCTGACTGTTTCAAATTGTGCAACGACAAGCGATTCCACAAGCTCAATGGTCTTGGAAATATCCTTGCCGGCTTTTAGCCAAATTACAAAAAGAAGATCGCGCATCTAGTAAGTTTTACAATGCACACGATATGCTTTTATGTCAATATTAGCTTTTATTAGTATTATCTTGATTAGTAACACCGACTAGTCCTGCCATCGACGCGCAAACGACTTGCATAAATTCACAGTCAGCCAAGTGATCGTCATGTGGCGATCGATTGATCCAATCATAAAACTCACTGCCGTCTGTTTTGCGCTGCCGCACAATCCGCGCCCAGGCATTGATCTGCTTTTCGTAAACCGGGCCAGCATCGTCCTCGTATGTCCACGCAGGTTCTGGATCTCGTATTGATCGAATCAGCGCGAGCGCATTTTTCGCTTCCAGTTTAGAGAACCAGAATTGCCCCACAAATAGCTGATTGCCTGCGCCAGTGCCTTCCCATGCGTCAACGTACTGGATCGGAGAATACATGCGATACAGCCCATCCTTGTGCCTGAATTGCTTCTTTTCGTCACCGCGCAGCATCATCCAGCCATTCTCGGCGCAAATGCGTCTGACTTGAGCAGTGTTGTAATTACCATCAAGAAACACCCGGCAGCCAACTTCTCGATCCAGACCGCCCTGCGGAATATTCCACTTGTCGCAAACATCTTTGATCTCTCCTGTCGATAGTGCCTTGCCCCAGTCAATGCCTCGCGTCTGGAGCTTGCCGTCAATCATCGCCCATGCGCGTATGCGCCAGTAGTAATGATCTTGCTGCACGTCAACTGTGCAGAACAGGAACTTGGCGTCTGGCCATGAGTCGCCGCGCTTATAGCCTCCGCATGCTTCTGGCACTTTGTCAGTGCTGACGTACTTCTTCTCATCCCACGGCTCTGCAAGACGTTTACGAATAAAGTTCTCGATCCCGGTCAAGCTGCCGCGCTGGCGCTCTGCGCTCGCATCCTTCCAAAGCATGACAAGATCGGGCCATGGAAAATGCGCAATCGCATTGTAATTGTAAAAATCAATCTTTGGATCGCCGTCTTTGTTTTGCTGAACATAGCGACCATCAATGTTGCGCTTTGCGACTCGACCCGCGCTCCATGGCATCTTGCCATGGCATTTTTGACATTCGTAATAAATCGAATCAGTCAGTCGCTCTTTGTTAATCGTGCCGTCATCGTTGCGAATTGATTCGTCATCGCCCCAGCGCATACCACCGCGAGGAATCTGCCCGTCTTTCGTTGGCAGGCTCCAGACGTATGGGATCTCCTCGCCGCAGCAGTCGCACTTGATGTGCCAGACCTTCTGCGTTGACTTCTTCCAAAGCACGTCAAGCTCGCTGCCTTCGGTCTGACCGGATGATGGCAGGAACATTGACCAGCTCCAAGGATAGGATGCCTGGCGGTCATGCACCTGCTCAATCCAGCCCTCGCCTTCCTCGTATGCCCAGGACTCATCCATCGAGATGAACTTTAGCGTTTTCGAGTTACGATTGGCCAGAATCCGAGCTGACAGTAGACGGATGAATCCGTATGGCATGCCGGTGTAGAACTTGCCTCGACGATAGCCCTGCTCCGGGATCAGCCGAGTGATGGCCGTGGTATTGTCGATCAGTGGTGTAAATTTATCGTCAGAGAACTCTGCGATCGCCTCCTTGGTCAAATCGTAGTGCGCTGCGCGGCATGGCGATGTCTGCGCTTTGTACAGATGCAAAAGCTGCGCGGTCAATGTCTTGATGTGCTGCACCGATCCGATCAGTCCGACTGTGCCTCCGCGAATCTTTGCTGCTGCGCGCATCGGCTCAACCATCAGCGGATGATTGTTGCGATCGAATTGCCCATAATCCAGTGTGATGTTGCGCTCGCACCATGCGACTGGATCTTGAATCTCTAACTCAAGTAGATTCACAACTTGGCGTCCTTTAAGTAATCGTCGGCAGAATCCTGCCAGGTGTCGCACATCCAGTCCGGCACATTGATCTCGCCTGGTGTCTTGCGGACCTTGCTGAACCCGGCGAACAATCTGCCGCCCAGAATGATGGGCTTTAAGAAATTGTAAACCTGCTCTGGCGTGTCCATCGCGCTGACTTTCTCGCTCACTTGCTCAAGTATGCCCTCGATGCATGCATTGCCTGCATAAGTGGACGCGCGAATGATCCGGCACACCTCATCACGTGAAAGCATCTCGCCTCGATCTAGCCCGAGCTTTTTCGCATGCGCTTCAGCTTCGCGAATCTGCTTGTCGATCTTCAGATACGCATTGAGCGCAACTTTCTCGCGCTCCTCGTCCATCGCATCTTTTGCAGTCTGCAATTCTGCGAAGTATTCATCGCGCAACTCTTCAGCCGTTTTGGCTTTTGACTTGTCTCGCTTTTTGAGCGGTGCAGGACTGTTTTCTTTTCTCCACTCAGCCACAAGGATCTTTGATTTAGTCGGCAGCTTGGCGCGACTTGAAAGCCACTCCATCGCAGCTTCATGGTTGTCATCCGGAAAACCCTCAGACAGCCAGTTGCGCATTGTGGGCACACTGCACCCATAAATCTTTGCGCGGCTTCCTAATGTTTTGCGATCTGGCATTTAGTAAAACTTATATGGCTAATTGTAAAATTCAAAATTCGATTTTTTTACACGAAGTCGCTACACCCAAAATTGACGATTGTAAAAAAGATTCCTTATGACCCGCGTTCATACTGGTCGGCCCTGGCATGCGATGAACTGATGCTTTCAACAGCGCGAACGATCACATCTGCTCGCGTTGTCTTGTCTCGCTTCGCAGCAGCTTCGATCTGTTCAATCGTAATGATTGGCAAACGAAAGGTTGTCATCTTGCGTCTGCCTCGGTGTGGATCTGAGTAATGTGGCGTTTCCTTGTCCATGTTTACACTGTAAATGCGAATGACTGTCGCTGTCAACTTTCAGAAGATTTGTCTCCATGCTGTATCAGCCCCAGCCCCTCTAATTTTTTAAATCCCTTGGTCTTGCACTCATGCAGGAATCTGTTGCGAGATACCATTGCCCGGAATTCTGCGTCAGTCTGTCTGGACTCCAAGAAATCTAAAACTGATGTGGACTCTGGCGGTCTGCTCAGATAGCTGGCTTCCTCGATCATTGATATTTTTTTAATTACAAAAGCCCCGAATTGTCAATGCACTTGCGCCTCTTCTTTTTAAGTCACAAGCGACGACACCCCACCTTGTCTTTGGATGACGACACCCGCCCTTGGTGGCGGTGTCGGCAGACAAAGATGGCGACGACATCTCTATATAGGTGTCGTCGCTTTGTCGCTTATTGCGTAACTCTTTGACTGGTAAACTATTGCGTAACATTTTGCTGCTTATTTTTAAAAATCGTGTCGTTTATTTTGTAAAGTGCTGACAGTTAAAGACTTTCGCAGTTATTAACAGACTCCTTTTTACATTTGTAAAATTCTTTTACATTCAGCGACACGACATGTCGCGACACATGTCGTTTTTTTTGTAAGTATTTGATGTTTAATAATTTGCACGGCGACATGACTTTTATTTGTCCTTAATTACAGCAAAGATGTTTCCGGCAGTGATTCTGACCCTTTTTGCGTCCTTCAGCTCCTTAATGTAACGCTGAACGGTGCGCACAGTTACACCATGCTCATCCGAAAACTCGGCGTTAAAATCGGATGGATTTGCTCCTTCAGGTAGCCTCTGAACCAGTGCTTTATAGACTGTAGAAGCGCTCACTTTTTGCCCATGTTTGCGCAAACGATTTGCATCAAGATCGCCCCTGGATTTAAACAGTGGGAAGTCCCACTCGACTACAAATGGCTCGATCCCGCCAAAGTTTCTCAGCGCAGCATGCACAGTAAAACAGTTGTCCTCCTCATGCGCAGTCAGGCCCATAATGGTGTCTGGATCGCGAGCAAATACGCCAGATCCGCTGATGCGATCGAGTGGGTCTTTCTCTGATTGATTGCCTTTTGAGTAGTGCGCACCAAACGCTGCTGCCGCTCCTGTGCGCTCAACAAGCGCCTCAACTTCATTCATAAGCAGACCCATATCGCCTGCGCTGTTTTCGTCGCGATCGCCGAGTGCTTTGTATATAGGATCGATGCAAATAAGCGCCAGATTGTCATCTGCGACCTTTTCCTCCAGCGCAGCCAGAATCACCCGTAAATCGTTGCAAACGCCTCTGAGCGACCAAATACAAAGATTGCTCGGCACTTCAATGCCCATGGCATCGCATACACTTTTGACGCGCTGAAGGAAAAATTCATGCGGAACTTCAAAGTTAAGAAAGATGACGTCCTTGCCTGTCTGTACACATTCGCGGCCGAACCATGGCGTTCCAGACGCAACGCATGCTGCAAGATTCAGCAACGTCCAGGTCTTGTATGACTTGCTGCCGCCACCAAGCACCATCTTTGTGCCTCGGTGCAGCAGCCCATCAATTAGCACAGGATAGCGCTGCATGATTCGCTTGCTCAAGTCTGCCGGGATCTCGTGCCCTCGCGTCCATTCTGGCAGCTTGCTAATCATCGCAGCTTTGCGCTCCTCGATTGGAGCATCATCTGGCACACTCGGATCTTGGAATGGATCTTTGCCATAAAAGTCGCGCCCGATCATTGTTGGCTCATTATCGCCAAATTCTTCTGCAAGCGCGATTGTGGCGTTCTTGAAATCTCCACTGTATTCAAGTGTAGTCAGCAGCGAGAATGCTGAATAGTTTTCCGATGGCTCCAGCGGCGGCGCATTGTCAGTAAAGCAATAAAAACTGCCGTCAGTGCGAAGTGTCCCAGAAACCCCCCGCTCTTTGCCAGGTCGCGTGCAATGCGTCTCGCTGCTGTTGCCGTTGCCGATTTTCCATCCTGCTTGTGTGAGAATAGCAGCCGATCGCTCTCGGATGTCTGGCGCTGCCATGTAGCGATCTCCGATGCGATCTGAATCACTTGGAGCTTTGTGATGCTTTGGCTCATTAACAACTGGCGCGATTGGTAGCTCAATAGCATCTGGCCAGTAATGCGCCTCGCTGTCCATGCTCAAAAAGCATAAGCGCGCGATGTCCTTGCCGCTGTCATCCGCTTCGATGCCGTACATGTCATACATGTAAGCCTTGGCTGCTTGGAATGCTCGCAGATGATTTTCCGGATCTTGCGGTATCGCCAGAATAACTTTTAATCCATTGCCAGATGGCGAAACAAATGCAGCGATGATGTAAAGATCGTCGCGCAGTCGATCAATAATACCAGCAGCGTTTTCTACGCCGTCAAAGTCCATGCAGATCATCCCGGATGCTTCAATAAGCTCGGATGATCTGCGCTTGTTAAACGTACCGCAAAACAGTACGCCTGGCAGTCTGCGCTTTAGGTCGCTGGCTCGGTCTTTGTCTCCTGCTGCGACTGCGACTCTGACTTCGTTGATGACGCTGGAGAATCTGCCTTCTCCTGTGCGGATCCACTTGATGATTTTTTCAAGCTCGTAGTGGTCTGTTTTGGTGTCCTGCGCGGAGGAGACCACGCTGATGAGCCTAGATCCATATCCATTTGTTTCTCTCGTTCTAACTGGCATAGTAGTTCTTCGTTTAGTTTTTGTAGTTTATTTTTTAAGTCCTCGTTCATTGTTCGATTCCGGTTCCGTTACATGCTTCGCACAATTCCCACGCTGTGCTGTAGCTAAAGCCTGCAAATTCTCCCCAGCCTCCGCAGTGCGGGCAGTCAACTTCAGTTGGCTCAGTGTCGTCATCATTAAATACTTGTTCCGTCATGATGATTTAATGCTGTGTATGAGTTGTTGATTCTTTCGATGATTTGATCCAGCACCCAGTTGTGAGTGATGGTCGTCTGGTGCAGTGTATCAATGACGCGCTGCTGGTACACGATGATCTCTTTCATATTTTTAACATCTCGATACAAGACCGCGATGGCTGCGCCAAATGCTATGGCTGTGATTACTTTTATGGTTTTTATTAGTCGCATCATAAAGCTTTTATTACGTCCTTCAGAGCATCCCGGCAGTTGCTTGCTTGGCGTTCGAGTACTTTCATTATCCGCTTCTGGGGAATGATTGCTTGCATGAACTGGTCGTAGTGCAAGTCCATCCACTCAGCCACAGCTTCCCGCCATGTTAGCTGCCTGCCTCTCTCGGCTTCGATCCACTTGTGCGAGCGGATCTCGTCCTTTACGAGCCTGCACATATTAAAGTGCAGCTTGTTATGCTTACTGGAGTCAAATGGGACGTAGCCCTCGGACTCTAGGAGATAGTCAATTACTGGTATTTTCATAGTGTTTGGATTGTTACTTGAGAGATTAACTCTCGGTTGATTTCGGCTGTACTATTGTCCCAAATTTAGGTCATTTTGGTTTAGTTTGAAAAAAATGTAGCATCTGGCACTTGTCGCATTTGTAGGAGTAAACATAGCCTCCCATAAA